ATGAATTGTCGTCAAATTTTTGCGGGTTGTCTTATTGCAATCTTGGCCATCGCGCCGGGTCTATCGGCGGGCGCTGACGCGGCGGGTAATACGCCGTTGCATGTTGCAGCGGCTAAAAATGACATTGTCAGCCTTAAACAGCTGTTGGCCGATGGCGTCAGTGTCGACGCCCGCAATGACAACGGCGAGACTGCGCTTTTGGTGGCGACTCACGCCAACCTGGTCGACGCGGCTGCCGCATTGATTAATGCCGGAGCCGACGTCAACGCCAAAGACCGCATCAACGACAGCCCCTATCTTTATGCTGGCGCCCGCGGGCATCTCGACATTCTGAAGATGGCCTTGTCGCATGGTGCCGACTTAAAAAGCACCAATCGTTACGGCGGTACGGCACTAATTCCGGCGGCCGAACGTGGCCATGTCGATACGGTACGCACCTTGATCGAGGCGGGCGTAGACGTAGACCATGTTAATCGGCTGGGGTGGACTGCGCTTCTAGAGGCAATCATTCTTGGCGCTGGCGGCGAGCCGCACCAGCAAATTGTGGCGCTTCTGATCAACGCCGGGGCCGATGTCAATCTTGCCGATGACAAAGGTGTTACGCCGCTGCAGCACGCGCGTTCACGTGGCTATAAAGAGATCGAAAGCATGCTGAAAGCTGCCGGAGCCCGTTGAGCGTGTCCAGTATCCATAACGCTCAACCAGCGCCGTCAGCGTCAACGGCTGTCCTTTTGGCTGCAGTTGTTCTTATCGGTCTTAACTTGCGGCCCTTCATCACGGGGGTAGGGCCTCTGGCCGCCGATATCAGCCAGGCCACCGGCCTCGATTTAAAAGGCATCTCGCTGCTCACCCTGGTACCCATGCTGCTGATGGGTGTCTTTGCATTTGCCGGCCCTGTGCTGCAAGCGCGTATCGGCGGGCGTCTTTCCATGGTGATCGCCCTAGTGTTGCTTGTGGCCGGTTCGTTCTTGCGTTTGTTTACCACCAATGGCTGGCAGTTGATCGGTACGGCGGCTTTACTTGGCCTCGGTGCCGCAGTTGTGCAGGCCGTACTTCCTGGGGTTATTAAACGTCAATTGCCACAGCGTGTCGGCATGGTAATGGGGCTGTATTCTGCCATGTTGATGGGCGGCGGTGCGTTGGGGGCGCAAGTATCGCCCTGGGTGGCTACAGCTACTGGCAATTGGCATGTCGGACTCGCCTGGATGGCTTTGCCGGCGGCCGTAGCGCTGTTGCTTGTAGCTCGCTACTTACCTCGCGATGTTCCCGTTTTTCCGGCCCGTCTGTCATTGTCCGCCTATCTTCGCCGGCCCCGCGTCTGGCTGCTGATGGTTTGTTTTGGGCTGGTCAACGGGGGATACTCAACGGCGGTAGCGTGGCTGGCGCCTTTCTACCGAGAATTTGGATGGAGCGCCTCTGCCAGTGGCAGTTTGCTGGCGTATATGTCGGTTTGCCAGGCAGTAACGGCCCTAACGCTACCTATACTCGCTCGAAAAGGAAAAGATCGTCGGCCCTGGTTGGCGCTGGTGCTGGCCATGCAGGCGATTGGCTTTGCAGGGCTGGCCTTTTGGCCATTGGCGGCGCCACTGATCTGGTCCATGCTGCTGGGGGCCGGTCTGGGCGGATGTTTTGCCTTGTCGCTTATTGTGGCGCTCGATCACCTGCCCGATCCCACTCAAGCTGGCACGCTGTCGGCTTTGATGCAAGGCGGCGGCTTTCTTATTGCCGCTATGCCGCCCTGGATTGTCGCAGCGCTGCACGAGTCCACTGGCGGCTTCGGCGCCGGCTGGGCAATGCATCTGGGTTGCGTCGTTGTAGTGGCCGCGTTGTATTGGCAAGTATCGCCCGCAAGTTATGCCCGAAGTATGAATATGGCGGGCAAGGGCGCGGCTGTTTGAGTGGGCGTTTTCGACCCATTGGGTCGAGCCCACGAGTTCCGCGCTCGCCACGGGCAAGGTCTGGACGCTGGGAAGCCCCTTAGGGCCATGCGATGCGTGGCAAGACCTGTCTTGCAAAGGTCCAGCCTCAATACTCAGAAAAACCCGCGCCCAACAAAAGCCCACAAAGAAAAAGGGCCTTCCCGAAGGAAGGCCCTTTTAAATATGGCGCGGCTGGCAGGATTCGAACCCACGACCCCTTGGTTCGTAGAATTGTGCTCGACATTAACATATTGATTTATATGCATATTTAAAGGTGCGCTCACTACCCGTTATGTACTGTCCTGTACTGTCCTGTACCCTCTAATCCCCCAAAATTACCCCAACGCCCCCTTGCTAAGGGGCTTTTTTTTTGCTGCTGCCGCGGCTCCGAATGCCTGTCATAGACTTGGCCAGGTCGCGGCCGTAACTCTCGTGCTTGGCCAGCAAGACGACCGGCCACCATTAAGCAGATGCTGAGTCGATACTCCTTTTGAGCAGAGACGCACGCGTGTGCCTGCGCACGTGAAGTATCACTGTAAAAAATTTGGGTGGGCCATGGGAAAACCGTAACCTTTGTAATCTTTTTCCGAAAATCTCTTGAAAGCCCTTATTCATGGGCTTTTCAGCTTAATGTAAGAATGTAACTTTTGCATAACCTTACCGTAACCTTATTACAGTCAGTTAATGTAATTATCATAAAAAATATATTCTTTATAAATCAATGACCTATAAAAAGATTACGGTTTTGGTTACGTTAAATTACGGTGGTACCGTAACCTGACAATTCTTTTTAAATCATTAGGTTATGTTTATGTTTTTGGTCAGATTACAAAGGTTACGGTTTTCCCATGGTCCGCCTGTTTATTTTTAAACCTGACCTGGGGCAAGAGTAGATAGACAGGAGGGCGCATACGGCATTATTTTGAATATCCGCAATTTGGTATGGATGGGGCTGTTAAAGCGCCTCTGGCGGCTGTTCTGCACGTTAGTCAGTGCATTAATACTTGTTTGTTCGATGAGCGTCGGCGGCGAGGAGGGGACGGCGATAGCCGGGTAGGGGCCGGCGCTGGTCACTTTTTGGCCAGCTCGCTGGCCCAGCCCGATGTCAAGCAGGTTCACAAGGCAAAAAAATAGCCGCCCGAAGGCGGCTCAAGCAGCTGCAGGTGGACTTTCAGCGTAAGGTCGGCGCCGGTGTGGTGTCGTCTTCGATAGCGTACTCATTGAAGCGAACCACCTCTTCACCGATCCAGTCGTTCAACTCCTTAAATCGTTCCTGCAGAGGCACGAGCTCGTTCTTTACAAAGACCCTGGTCACGGGGCCCACCGACCCAAAGCCGCCTGCTACGCTTGGCATTACCCCCATCAGCTGCGGGGGCACACGGTGAGCTGCCAAGATATCGTCACGAGTCACGTTCTTGATGTTGAAGAACTCATCTTTGGCTGCAACCTCAGACAGGGGTATGACTTGCATACCCTTTTCCTTACCACCTGGCGCGTACATGAACAGATTCCTGAAATTCCCCGGACCTTTACTGCTCTTGACTGCCTCGCGCAGCGCATTAATGTCTTCCTCGTTATGGGCTGGGTCGGTCAGGTACATGATGTACCCGGCGTGACTGCCGTTCTTGTAGTACCGGCGCCGGAACAGCGTGGCATTTTCGTTAAGCCAGGCAGACTGCAGCGCGGACAGATACTCAGGAACACCATAAATTTCTTGGTTGATGTCTGGCTCCATTAGGTGAAAGATCGTTCCCTGCTGGAATTCATGCTCATTCAACCAGTCTTTTAGAAAAATGTACTGGTTGAGGTCTTTGCTGGATCGGCGCATGTACTTGCCCAGGGCATGCTTGAGCGCTACAGGTTCGTTCAGCCGGTTGCTACGAAGCTCCAGGTAGCTGTTGCCCAGCACCAGGTAGTCCAGGGCGAACGAGCTGAAGGAGCTACGTGATAGCAGCGGGTGCGGCCGGAACGTGCTGGCGATGATATTGCGCTTAACGTAGATGGCCGAGCTGTGGTGCGGGCTGGACCTGAAAGATCGCGAAAGGCCGTCCAGACTGATCGGTGGTTCGTACCAGCGTCCGTTGTCCAAGGCCTGGAAGTACTCGACGATTCTGCCGTGATCCAGCACTGACTCCGGCTCACCGAATGAAAAAACCTCGACGCCGGTTCTCGGCACGGTTTGCTCTTGCTTGTCCATCAACTGATTTCCATAATGGTCTGATTAGCATCGGTCGAGCCTTCCAAAGGCTCATGCGCGATGGCGTTCATGGTTGCCCAGGCCAGGTCAGCGTGCCCGACTGCCTGGGTTCTGCCGGAGGCGTAGGTGGCCTGGCGCCCGGATGGCGTGATGATCTTTCTTATCGACATGAATGACTGTGCGAGGTCGATGAAGCCGGAATCGAACTCGAGGCGCCCGTTACGCATGACGTTCTGCGTTTTAAGCACCATTTGCGTCTTGACCTCAACCGAGTAGTTGATGGCCACGGCAGCCGGGAAAAACAGTTTGACCAACTGATGCACAGCCATGCCCATGCCGGTAGTGTCGATACCGATGTGTGTGACGTTGTACTTTTTGGTGAGCTTCTGGATCTCGTTTGCCTGCTCCTGGTAGTCGGGCGTCTCAAACTGGATCCGTTCCAGAATGCGGAACTTTCCACCAGGTACGCTGGGTGGAGCAACCACGACACATCCTTGCTTGTCACCTGTTGAAGACGGGTCGTAGCCGACCCAGACGGGTAGGTTTCCGAACGGCCGGGCGGCATGGGGTTTGTAGTCTGTCCATATTTCCCACGAATCGACCATGCAACGCTGCAGCAGCTGTAGCGGGAACACAGACTTGGTGTCGTCTATGAAGCAGCACTTCAACAGGTTGTCGAACTCTTCTTCTGTGTATTCTGCCTTGAGCTCTTCGATGTCGAAAAGATCGCAGCCACCTGCTTCCGCATCGAAGATGGTCACAATCTGGCGCCAGATTCGGTCCGAGCATAGTTTGCCGGCCTGTAGGGCCTTGTGGCTGACGTCCATCTTGACGGCGTTCTTCTTGCCGCGATTTTTGTGGCGCTCCCCAGACCAGAACGGGTACGCCTCGTGGCTCATGGCTGATGGTGTCGAGAAGTAGGTTTTACGCCACTTCTTGTGCATGGCCATGCCGGAGGCCACTTTGTTCAGCTGCTCAAATCCGGGTATCCAGAAGAACTCGTCGACATACAGATTGCCGTGGTAGCTCTGTGCCGTCCGGTAGTTCGTGCCCAGGAAGTACAGGGTTGCACCGTTGAACAGAACGATGGGGTCGCCTCGCAGCTCGACGCCGATGGTGTCACGCACGAACTGCAGGATGTACTGTTTGAAAACATGCGCCTGGGATTTCGATGCGGAAATAAAAATTTGATTGCGGCCGGTCAGCAGTGCATCAACGAAGGCCTCTCGTGCAAAGAACCAGGTGGCCCCGATCTGGCGGGACTTCAGAATGATTCGAGTGCGTTGATCTCGGTTAGTCGCCCATCGTCGTTGGTAGTCAAATAGCGTGTCATCGAAGGCCTCGACCAGCTTCTCGATCTGCTCTTCGGAGATAAAATTCTTTGTTGGCTTGCGCTTTGTCTTATCGTTTTGGGCGGCCAGTTTCGGGTTCAGATCGACCTCATTGCCACCGCCCAAGTACTTGCGCACGCGTGCATAGCGCTCCATCTGGCGGCCCAGCAGGTCGATTTCCTTAAAGTCCTGTCCAGTTTTCGCCTGTTTCAGCACAAGCTGCACCAAGCGACATTCTGCAGCACCCTCAATACGCTCGATCACGGGCGCGGTGTCCCAGCCGTCGCGCCGCTTCCATGACCCCACTGTTGGCTGCTTCTCTTGCAAGTACTCGGCAATAGCGGTCACACCCCATCCTTGCCAGTACAAAAACTTGGCAAGGCGGCGGTTGTCATGTTCGGCTGCTTGTGTAAACATGCCTGCCAGAATAGGCAACGGCACACTTATTAAAAATAGAAAGTGCTTGGTAAATGCTGTTTACAAAACCAGTATTCTTGAGGCCGCCAGCCTAAGCGGCAATCATGTCTGCACATCGTTATTTGCGAGCGAGAGCCGACATGAAATTCAAATCCAAGTTTTTTTGCGTTGCCACTGAGGGTGCCACCACAGACGGGCGAACCATTACGTCTGCATGGATCCAGCAGATGGCTAAGAACTTCAATCGTGCGACGTACGGCGCCAGGGTCTGGCTCGAGCACGTGCGCGGCATGCTACCTGAAGGGCCGTTTCAGGCATATGGGGACGTGATTGCTCTCGAAGCACGCAAGAAGGACGATGGAAAGTTGGGCCTATACGCTCAGATCGAGCCTACAGAAGCGCTCGTAAAAATGAACAAGGCCCGTCAGAAAATCTACACCAGTATCGAAGTTAATCCTGAATTCGCCGACACCGGTGAGGCGTACCTGGTGGGACTGGCCGTAACCGATAGCCCCGCTTCGTTGGGAACCGACATGCTGGCGTTCACCCAGAATAATCCGGAGGGTTCTCCACTAACCGGTCGCAAGCAGGACAAAGACAATCTTTTTTCTTCTGCTGTTGAAGTCGAGCTGGAGTTCGAAGAGGTGAACGAAGGTTCAAGTTTCTCCGATCGCATCAAGGACGTGCTGGGCAAGTTCCGAAAGCAAGCGGTCAAGACGGACAATCAACTGGAGCAGGTGCTGGGCGCCGTCGAAGAGGTAGCCAACCACAGCGCAGATCTGGAAAGCCGATTCAACGAGTTCAGCAAAAACTTTGCTGGGTATGCGGCCGGCCAGGAAACCCTGACAAAGCTGCAAGAGTCTTTCAACGAATTTAAGGCAGCCGTCGAAAAAGCCGACGCCAGCAACGAAAAACGGCCACCGGCCACAGGGGGAGACGGCAAGGTTCAGACAGACTGCTAACCCAACCGATCCCGTTATTTCATACAAAGCCTTTTCAAGATCACTGACCGGAGACCGCAATGCGTAACGATACCCGCCTGAAGTTCAATGAATACCTTTCCCGATTGGCCGCGTTGAACAACGTGAGCGTCGATGCTGTGACGAGCAAGTTTGCCGCCATACCCAGTGTGCAGCAAAAACTCGAAAGCAAGATTCAAGAATCAAGTAGTTTCCTTTCTTCTATCAATACCTATTTGGTGGACGAACAGGAAGGAGAAAAAATCGGCCTTGGTGTCGGTGGTCCTATCGCCAGTCGCACTAACACGACCACCGGTGACCGCCAAACCCGTGATGTCAGTGCACTGGACGACAGCAAGTATCGTTGTGAGCAAACCAACTACGACACTCACATTCGCTACGCGACGCTCGATGCCTGGGCTAAGTTTCCCGACTTCCAACTGCGCCTGAGCAATATGATCATCCAGCGTATTGCTCTAGACCGAATCATGATTGGCTTCAATGGCACGTCGGCCGCAGCCGCGACCAACATCACTACGAACCCTCTTCTGCAAGACGTCAATATTGGCTGGCTGCAAAAGATCCGTACCAAGGCGCCAGCCCGCTGGATGAAGGAAACGGATCCCGCCAGCAATAAGGTATCTGTGGGCGGGGCGTCGGATGAGTACAAGAATATCGACGCACTGGTTTTTGATGTCGTCAGTAGCATGATCGACCCCTGGTACCGCAACGATACCCAACTGGTAGCCATTGTTGGGCGCAAGCTGATGTCCGATAAGTACTTCCCATTGGTCAATAAAGATCAGGCACCGACCGAGCAGCTGGCTTCTGACATCATCATCGGCCAGAAGCGGATCGGCAACCAGACGGCGCTTCAGGTTCCGTATTTCCCGGACAACGCCATTCTGATCACTCGCCTCGACAACATTTCTGTTTATGCGCAAAGCGGTACACAGCGACGGTCTGTCATTGACAACCCGAAGCGCGATCGCATCGAAACCTACCAGTCGTCGAATGATGCCTTCGAGTTGGAAGACTACGGTTGCGCGGCACTCATCGAGAACATTGAAGTAGCCACGGTCTGATCTAGCCCGTTGAACTAGGAGACCTAACTATGGTTACTACACCAGCCCAGCGCCGCTTCGCGACCGTGATGGCGGCGCGTGCGTCGGCGGCTGCTGAGCCTGGCCAGTCCCTGGCCGGCTCCAATGCTTACGAACTCATGCTGGCCAAGCTTTACGACGATAAGCGCCGCCTGAAGGAAATTCAGAGCGTAGAGCGCAAGATCGAGGTCAAGCGCGAAATCTTGCCTGATTATGACAACTGGGTAGCAGGGGCTCTCGAGCAGGGCCAGGGCGCCCAGGACGAGGTTCTGGTCACAGTCATGGTTTGGCGGATGGACGTGGGCGACTTCGAAGAAGCGTTGCGTATTGCAAGTTATGTCGTCAAGCATGACCTGGTACTTCCCGATCAGTATGAACGCAATGTTCAAACTGTCATCGTTGACGAAATCTCTGAGGCCGCCTTGGCTGTACAGAAGGACGGGCAAACTTTCCCATACAACCTGCTGTGGGAAACCATGTCATTGACGGAGAAGTTGGACATGCCAGACCAGGCTCGCGCCAAGCTGCACAAGGCTATGGGCTATGAGTTGCGCTTGGCTAACCAGCTGCCCGAGGCGCTCGAGCATTACGAACGGGCCTTGACGCTGAACGAGAAAATCGGCGTCAAGGTCATCATCAAAGAACTACAGGCGGAGATTGCCCCAGGCAACGCCTAACTGTGCTCCCCGAGCCGTGGCGGCGCGGGCAGATGGGATGGCCATTGAATTGCGTCCAGCCCTGACGCCCGCCCACCGCCACACTAGGACTTGATCATGTCTTTTGCTGTAGCTGCTGCAGATCCGCAAAACCCAGACTCTGGTTCCGCGCCTGAATCTATTCAGCAGGACTGGTGGCCTAACCTTCAGCTTGCATACGCACGGTCCGTAATTCGGCTTAACGGGACGGTCACCGAAGATCGTCTGCATGAGGCCTTGCTGAACGCTGCGTACTCTGTAAACGATGAGCTGGCTGACTGGTCCGAGCAGCTGCGTGAAACGAACCCTGACGGCATGCCGGAGGGTAGGCTTACCGATCTTTACCTGCGTGCTGTCCACTTCTATGCCAAGGCCGAACTGGTAGAGCGGTACCGGGACTTCGATACCACCGGAGCGGGTGATCGTCGCGTTGATGATCAGGAAGATTTACCTGATTATTCCCGCCGAACTATGCGATGGGCGATTAGCGATTTGCTAGGTAAGCCCCGGGCAACCATAGAGGCCCTTTGATGATTGTTTACGCACATCAAAACGACACGGTTGATTCGCTTTGTTGGCGGTATTTAGGTGCAACTCGTGACGTCGTTGAGCAGGTTTACGAGTTGAATCCGAAATTGGTTGATCAGGGGCCAATACTGGCCCATGGCACCAAGGTGGTGTTACCAGACGTGGTGGTTAGAACCACAACAGTTGATACGGTGAAGCTATGGGATTGACATTAAAAAGACTCGGCACTCGTCGAACTTATCTCAGCATGAATGCATCAGCTGATTGGCCCATGCGGATTTTTTATGGCCTCTTGACGTTGTACCAAGGACTGTCAGGTTTGTTTGTGCCCTCGTCGATTTTCTATCAGGCACTGCAGATGTATGGCAGTTCGTTGTTGATCATTACATGTCTGATTGGCGCAGGCAGCTTATTAGCCATCGATGGGCTAATGGCCATGATTCGATATTGCACCTCTTTAAGTTGTCGGCGTATCCAGCCGGCGATGGCGATATTCAGTCGTCGCAGGCCGTTGCTTTTCTTGCCGCCAGTGTTTTGTTACTACGGCACGATCATCATCGTCAACCGACACATTGAAGAGGGACTGGTCACGGTTATCAGCTACTACGTTATGTTGGCATTAGCCGGGATGATGTTTTGTATCCGCGACGGGGTTATCAGCCAGAAAGCATGCCGAGGGATACATGTCTAAATTTTTTCAAAAGAAAGACCTGCTTATTATCATTTGCTCTTATTCCATGAGCGCGTCCGTTTATGCCTCTCAATTGTCATTGTGGGCGCATCTGAACACCACCGGTACGGCGGTTGATCTTGTGATCAATTTGATGAGCGCTATCTGCGCATCTATGGCCAATACGGCATTCAGGTTGAAGAACGAGTCGGTTTTCGTGTCTAAGCTGATCAAAGAGCTAGCCTATGGAATTGGTGTTGGATTTGTTGCGGGTCTGGTGACGTATGCCGTTGCAGAGGCCGCAGACACGAATAATTTCTTGCAGTTGGCGCTTGTCACTCTGGCAGGTTGGGGTGGGGCCAAGGTGATTGAGACCTACAGCGACAAGTACTTCGGAGCTAAGCGCCAAGGGGGACAGTCGTGATAATTCGATTAAACGATACTGGGGCACATGTCGGCGACCTTCAGCGCCGTCTGTACATGGCTGGCTACAAACTTGAGCAGACCAATATTTATGACCGCTCTACCCAGGCCGTGGTTCGTCAGGTTCAGGCACGGGCAAAGCTGGTTGTCGATGGCATATACGGGCCTAAGACTGAAGCGGTGCTTAAGGGGCAAGAGACTGGCAGGTTGTTGCGCCAGTCCACTTTGAGCCAAGCGGCGCTTGACCTTGAGGTCGACCTTGCAAGCATTCTGGCAGTCAACGAGGTCGAGTCACGGGGTTTGGGTTTCGTAAGGGATAACTTGCCTGTGATCTTGTTTGAGCGCCATGTGTTTTGGCGTCAACTGGTCACCCGAAAGATTGACCCTCAGCCTTGGGCAAAGAAGTTCCCGGGTGTGGTTAATCAGGCCCGAGGTGGTTATGCCGGTGGCATCAGTGAATATACGCGTCTAAGCGTTGCCAAGGGTATCAATGCATCAGCTGCGTTTGAGTCCTGTAGTTGGGGACTCTTCCAGATCATGGGGTTTCATGCTGAGTCACTGGGCTTTAAGTCTGTTGAAGAGTTTGTTGCCTATCAGCAGGAAAGTGAGTGCAACCAGTTACGAACCTTTGTTCGATTCATTTTGGCCGACAAAGACCTTCATAGGGCATTAAGGCAAAGGCGGTGGTCAACTTTTGCGCGCCTGTACAACGGCCCGGCGTATGCCGATAACTTGTACGACGTGAAGCTGGCCAGAGCATATAAGCGGCATTCAGAAGCTCTTCAGGAGGCCGCATGATGGCCCTTCTTACGCGGGCTTTGCCCTATTTAATAAGTGTTGCTTTGTTGCTATCTATCTGGTCTATGTGGCGCACGATCGCAACGCAAAAAGACATGATCAACGCGCAGTCAGGGGCGATAACTCAACTTATCGAGAACGTGGACTCGGTCGTCGAGCTCAACCGGGGGCAAGTCGAGGGTATTCAAATGCTTCTAGCAGCAAACAGTAAGATTCAGCTCAGTCTAAATGAGCGACAGCAAGAAATCAGGAGGTTACAAAGCGATGTGCAAGAAATCCGTATTTGGGCTGATCAGTCTTTGCCTGCTGATATTGTCAGGTTGCGGGAGCGCCCGGCCGCGCGAGGTGCCGCAGATTACGCTAAACCAGTGCCCACCGGTAGTGCCTTGCGTGATGCAGGCGGCGAGTCCACGAACGAACGGCGAATTGAATCTGGTATTAGAGCAAACTGAAGCCGATTGGGCTTTGTGTGCGGCCCAGGTCGATATGATTTACAACTGTCAGCAAAAGGCCGCTACTGATGCTCAAGCCCGACGCGATCCGTGAAATTATCACACGAGCGAATCCATATCTTCGACGCGACCCAGATAAGCTTCAGGTCTTTTTAGATGCTGGCCGCGTGGTCTCTCGCGGGGCGGCAAGCTTGTCTTATGAGTATCAATACACGCTTAACGTCATAGTGCAGGACTACCCAAACCATGCGGATCAAATCGTCTTGCCGATGCTGGCCTACCTTCGTACGCAGCAACCAGAGCTTTTTGAAAACCAGGAGCGTTCAAATAACCTGATTCGATTCGATGCTGAAATTTTGAATCAAGACACTATTGACTTGTCGCTTCAGGTCGACCTGACTGAGCGTGTCATAGTTAGCGAGGTCGATGGCCGGCTGAAGGCTGCGCACGTTGGTGAACCTGTGCACCCAGACTTCCCACTTGAGGGCGTTTCGATAGAGCTGGTAGATAAGTCGAGTGGCGAGTCGTTGGGTATATTCAGCGTTCCTGCCTGGGCGCCCAAGTTTTGATGGTTGACGATATCCAACAGATTGATGATTGGATTGCTGCGTTGCTGCTGCAAATCGACCCTGCTCAGAGGCGGGCGGTTAATCGGCGTGTGGCCTACGAACTTAGACGGTCACAGGCCTCTCGTATAGCTAGTCAGAGAAATCCTGATGGAACCGCCTACGCACCTCGCAAAAGTCAAAGCAAAGGCCTGCGCAGCAAGAAAGGTACGATCAAGCGTAGGGCAATGTTCGCCAGATTGCGCACGCAAAGATATCTTAAGGTGGAATCCGATTCGGATGGTCTTAGCGTGGGCTTTCGCGGCCGTGCCGGCATGATAGCCATTGTTCACCAGTACGGCGACAAGCACACATCGCGCACGGGCCAACAATTTATTACTCCAAAGCGGGAGCTACTGGGCTTAAGCAAACAGGAACTCGACTCGATTGCTGACGCCTACTTAAGGCACCTCGCCGCGCTCGACTGACCTTTCGGTAACTTGGTAATACAAACCAGCGCCCACGCACGCGCGTAAGCAATTGCCCATCATGTCGGGTATGAGTAACGAAGAGCTTGCCCGCCTAATTCAGAATCTGATTCGCATTGGAACGATCATGGACATCGACCACGGCGACCCCCCCCGTGTTCGCGTCAAAACAGGCAATTTGCAGACCGATTGGCGTCCGTGGTGCGAGCGCCGTTCGGGGCAGACAAAGACGTGGGATCCTCCTACCCGCGGTGAACAGGTTATCTTGCTGTCGCCGGGCGGCGATATAGCCGGCGCGTATATTCTTTGTTCGTTAGGATCAGACTCGAATCCGCCACCAAGTCACTCGCCCGATGAAACCGTACGTCAGTACCCTGACGGCGCCGTGGCCAAGTACAACCATGCGACTGGCGAGTTCATCGTGACAGGCATCAAAAGCATGCTGATCCACGCGTCTGACTCTATTACGCTGAAGGCTGGTAATTCTGTCACCCTGGATACACCTCAAAGCACATCAACCGGCAAGCACACCATTGAGGGTTTGCTGTCTTATCTGGCGGGGATGTCCGGACAGAACGGGGAGGGTGGCACAACTTCGATCGAGGGGGAAATCGTTCATTCGGGCGGCAATCTTTCCTCTAATGGTGTTGTGGTTCACTTACATATCCACGGTGGAGTGCAGCCTGGTGGTGCCAATACGGATGGGCCTAAATGAGCATTGGTATGAACCCAGAGTCGGGGCGCTCAACCGTAGACGTCGAGCACCTGCGGCAGTCGATCAACCAGATACTTGGTACGCGGGTTGGTACCCGCATCAAACGCCGGACATTTGGCAGTTTGCTACCCGAACTGATTGACCAGCCAATGAATGAATACACGGTCATTCAACTCTACGCAGCTACCGCGACGGCACTGGCTATGCACGAGCCACGGTTGCGACTGAATCGCGTTTCACTGGTGGTTGATGCAAATAATCCGGGGGGTGCCGAATTGGAGATCTCTGGAACGGCCATCCTGGAAGGGCGTCGACGAGCTGTTTCCTTAACGGTTCCAGCGTATCAAGGATCTACTGCATGACATCCTCTTCACCTATCGACTTGTCGTTGCTTCCAGTGCCAGATGCGCTGGAGGTGATTGATTTCGAGAGTATTTATTCCGCAAGAAAGCAACGGCTGGTGGATTTGTTTTCCGAAGATGTGCGGCAGGAGGTGTATGAGACTTTGGCTCTCGAGTCCGAGCCCATGTCGAAGCTGATGCAGGAGAACGCCTACCGTGAAATGGTGATCCGCGAACGCGTCAACCAATGCGTGCGTCGCGTGCTGCTGGCATTTGCGAAGGGCTCTGATCTGGATCATATCGGTGCGAGGTACTACGTATATCGTCTGGTTGTTCAAGCGGCTGACCCGAATGCTTCCCCACCTTTACCGCTAATCATGGAAAGTGATGAGGCCTTTCTTGAGCGCATCCAAGATGCTTATGAAGGTCTGTCTGTTGCTGGGCCGCGGGCGGCCTATGAGTTTCATGCACGGTCTGCCGATGGTCGTGTCATCGATGCCAGGGCTATTAGCCCCGTGCCGTGTGATATCGAAATCTACGTTCTTTCGTTCGAGGGCGATGGCACAGCCAGCCCGGAGTTGCTGGCCACTGTTGCAGATGCTGTTAACGAGGAGGATGTTCGGCCGTTAGGCGATCGGGTCACAGTGCTGTCAGCTGAGATCGTCGATTTTCAGGTACAGGCAAAGGTACATATAAAGACTTCTGGCCCTGGGCGAGCTCAGGCGCTCGATCTTGCCCGGCAGCAAGTAACCGATTATGTGAGCCGTCGGAAGCGGCAAGGCCGGTCGGTATGGCTGTCAATGCTGGATGCGTTGATGCACGTAGAGGGGGTTGAACGCGTTGAAATAATTCAACCCGCTGCTGATATTGTCTTGCTCGACAGTCAAGCAGCGCGTTGTACGGCGATTGAAATAATGGATGCCGACGAGGCGTCGGGTGCTTAGTCAGTATGGCCAGAATTACGCTATTACCCCAGAACAGCACGCCTTTAGAGCGAAAAATTGCAGAGGTTGGTGCAGACATCGAATTGGTGGACGCCACAGTCATCGTTCAGGTAACCCGAGCTGATACGGCGCCGGCCGCTTTTTTACCCTATCTCGCGTGGGAAGTGTCTGTCGACCGTTGGTCCGAGTCGTGGCCCGAGGAAACCAAGCGTAAGGTAATCCGCGAAGCGTTCTATGTGCACAAGCGCAAGGGCACCATTGCTTCTTTGCGTCGGGTAGTCGAGCCTTTTGGCTACCTGCTTAAAGTCGTTGAATGGTTTCAAGATGATCCAGTTGGGCCTCGCGGGACGTTCCGGCTTGAGATTGGGGTGAACAACGAAGGCATTACCGAAGAGGTTTATCGCGAGCTCGAGCGGCTGATTGACGTCACCAAGCCATTGTCGCGCCATATGCTGGGCTTGAGCATTACCTTGCTAAGCCGAGGGACTTGCTACGTCGGTGCAGCGACGTTTTTAGGTGATACGACAACGGTCTATCCCCCAGACCCCAAGGACATTCAAATTTCTAGCGTACCTGCTTACCAGGCCGCGACACACATTATCGATATCCTAAGCGTGAGGCCACAAACATGAGCCAGATTTTCTTTACTACCCTGACCGCCATTGGTGAGGCTAAACATGCAAATGCAGCAGTTACTGGTACCAAGGTCAATTACGCCACTATGGAGGTCGGCGACGGTAACGGTGTAGTTCCAGTACCTAGCCGCATCCAGACCAGCCTGGTCAACATGGTTCGTAGTGCAGCTATAAACACGGTCATGGTTGACCCAGACAATAGTTCACAGATTATTGTTGAGCAGGTTATCCCTGAGGATGAGGGGGGGTGGTGGATCCGCGAAATCGGCATTCGAGATCTGGCCGGTGACTTGATAGCCGTGGCAAGCGTGCCGCCCACATATAAACCAGTTTTGGTCGAAGGCTCTGGTCGCAATCAGGTTATCCGGGTGGTATTGCTGCTGGCCAGCACGTCGGTTGTTTCCTTGAAGATTGATCCATCCATCGTCATGGCCACCCGCAAGTATGTCGACGATATATTTGCAATGCCGTCTGGGGTAATACCTGGTGATTATGGCAACGAGACTGAGTACCCGATCTTTACTGTCGACAGCCGGGGCAGAGTTGTTGCCGCCGGAGTGGTGAAAACGACATCGGTCTGGGACGCTATTCCTGATGAGAAAATCGGCGACATCATTTTCGTCAAAGGACTTGGCGAAATGTGGTGGACGGATAACGAATGGTTGACCGGGTACCGAACCAAGTCGTGTGGTATGCCGGCGCAGACCTTAGACCGTGCAGCCCGGTCATGGACGATCGCGCTTCGTGGCGGCACATTTGATAAAACCTTGCCCAAGTACAAAGGGCTGTTCTCCTGGATTCAGGAGAACGATCTGCTGGTGCCCTCGGCCGACTATGTAGACGGTGAGGGGTATTTCGCGGAGGTAGGCGGGAACATGGTAAAGGTGCCAAATCAGGACAATATGTTCTGGCGAAATTTAGGAACTGACGCTGACACTGCAAATGCGGCGGTCTTGGGTGAATACAAGCAGCACTCGCTTGCAGAGCACCAACATGGAATCTCAAACACCCCTCCAAATACCAACGTCAATGCCGTCGTTACCGGCGTGTTTAACTTCTATGCGGGGACGGGAACGACGCAAATGTCTACGTCATACGGTGCAGCTGAGACCGCACCTGAACATACAAGGTTCACACCAGTTATAAATTTATGATTGGCGTTAAAGCTGCATTTAATCCTCGAGTTTCTGAGGCTGCGCGCGGGGTCCCATTAGATCCGTCTGCAATAGGTGCTCTAACGCCGTTAATAGACAGGGAAACCGCGTTTGCCCCCGATCCTGGCACGCTTTTCTCCGAGCCTGTCGGTACCACTGTTTGTTGCCCAAACAGTTCGTGCCAGTGGCCTTGAAAGGCATCGAATTGTCTGGAACCAAGCGTCCGCGCATTTGCAGCGGGGTGTACACCTTCCTGCAAATGCGAGGGTGTTGGGATCGAAGCAAGTACAGGCGGTGCAGCGACTTCCGCTCACCGCGAACCCAGGCTATTCGCTTATTCTTGGCAACGGGGCACCAGCAATTGATGCCGGCGCTGCCGGTGCTTCGTATAAAGCTCTTAGTCCGGAGACTGCATTTGGCGTTGGTAGTGGCACAGACACTAGGCCGATAAACACCGCTTTTTTGCCTCTCATAAATTTATGACAGGTAGAAAAGCAGCGTTTATCCCGCGAGTTTCTAAGGCTGTGCGGGCTGCGCGGGAGGCATCGAAAAAGACATTAGTGAAAGTTCTTGACTGGCCCGATGCGGGGCCACTGTTTGTGCCCGCCGATGTATCAGCAAACATCGCGCCACTAGGACTGTAAAAATCAGCAAGTTGAATATTGGCAACGATGTTTTGCAGGGCATCGGATTGAGTCGTCCCTAACGCCCTCGCATTTGCAGGCAGGTGAACGCATCTCTGCAAATGCGCGAGCGATCGGGTCAAAGCAAAACGCTCAGGTGAGAGTTAACAACACCGGTTGGCGAATCATCGGAACAGATGCTGTAACACTAGCGTATTCGATTGGCGTAGGCTCAACGCAGGGCTATTCATCGATAAACGCACTTCTGCCAGATGCCGGGGCAAAGGAAACCCGCCCGACGAACACGGCACTTTTGCCCGTCATAAGTTTATGAACGGCATAAAGGCGGCATTGATTGGACTCGTCTCTGGGCCTCCTGATGCTCTTAACGATCCTGAATGCACCGGGGCGCCACTCGCGCTTAAATATCCAGCTACTGCGCCAGCGGCATACGTATTTAACACGTTATACATCGCGGGGCTTCCTGGCAGCTCGCCCCACCCGTGCTCATGACTTCTGATGCTGTCATTTTTGTGCGTTCCAAGCAGTCTCGCATTTGCAGTGATAATGCGGCCTTTTTATATTTTGTTTTTTCATCCATTTCCGGGTGAGGGGTGGCTTGCAAAATATTGAGCGGAGGCCCATTGTGCGATACAGCCTTCGTCACGAAAAATTGGTGCGTATTTCTCATGAACTGACCACTCAGGGGTAGCCACATTTACAAATATGCTTCGTTCTTCAGTGCGCTGTTGATAGCTGTCAAAAATTTGATTCCCGTATTGTGCCGATAGAAGGACGTGTAAAGCTGCGACAGCGTCCAGCGCGTGCTCGAAGTTTGCTTGGTCGATGTTATCGCCACGGTTGTGTTTCACAGCGTTGTATGCTCGGTACCATGGAAGGCTATTGGTCGGATGGTCCTTGCTCCAATTGGCAAAAGGAGCAAAAGTTTTGATTGATGGGTACTGAATTAGCTCAGCTTTCCATTGGTCGAGTTTTAATAGGTCTAGACATATTACGTAGTCACGGGTCGAGTACCTGTCTTTTTCGGGGTAGCCGTTCTCAGTCAGGACCTTTAAAAGGAGGAACTCTACTTCGGTACACGTTAGTATCAATAACTCCCGGATTTTGTGGCCGTAACTAACGAAGTTTTTTGGATGGGGTTCTAGCACGTCAAACAAGCTATCTAGCGACGTTTGGATATTTCGGTATGCCCTCATGTCAAGATGAAAGGCATCGTTTACGTAGTTGAAGCGAATGCTTCCGCGATTCATTCTAGGGAAGTAGTACCCAGGCTGGTCAACTTGTACGACGTCCTGAACTATATGGCTTACGTTTTCTGCATACTTGCGAATAAAAAAGCTGATTGCGTCAGCCGAGGGTGAGTCTCGATCACCTTTAATGTATCCGCTGTCAATTTGTTGTTCCCACAAGTGCCATCGGGTGCACTCGTATATGTCTAAGGGGTACAGCTCGAGGAAAATATGTACGATGTCGTCATCTTTTTGAAAGATGCCGTCTCGGCCATCTTTATTCTTGAATACGAACGTCTGAAGCATGGTTCACCTTGATATTGTGTTGATCGCCGAAAGTTTCGCAGGAATTTAGTGCTGGCGCTGCGTTCAGTACGTTATCCCAGATACACAAACCCAACCAATAGCCGGTCGCGCGCGCGTGGGGCATAGTGCCTTCATTACTTTGAGGCCACGAACATGCAACCCATTACCGTTTACCGAATCGACCCAAAGACCAGACTCTTTATGTACCCGGAGTCGGTGCTTCCGGACCCTGATGGTGAGTACCTGGTACCGGGTAATTGTGTCTTGGTTGCACCGCCGCAGGCTGGTGAAAACGAGCGGGCGCGTTGGGGTGATGAGCTCCCATTACTGGATCCGAATTTTGGCCGACCTGGTACGAGTGCTTGGCAGATCATCGGCGACTATCGGGAAGCAGACCTTTATCTAACATCAGACGGTAGCAAGTACGAAATTGACCAGGACGTCGACGGCCAGGCCTACGATGGCATTGGCCCGCTACCCAGCTGGTTGACCTTGTCCGAACGGCCCAGCAAATACCACCACTGGGCAAGCGGTACATGGGTGCTCAACGAACAAGAAGAGCTGGCTGCGTTGATCGCTGAAAAAGTTTCCGAGCTGTCCAGAGAGTGTCAGGCACAAATCTATGCCGGATTCGCTTCGTCGGCCTTGGGCGAAGAACATCACTATCCGGCGCTGGCTACCGACCAACAAAACCTCACGGCATCTGTGCTTGACTCGACAGTGCCGGGTTTGCCCGAGGGCTGGCAAACCCCGTTTTGGTGTTCTCTTGGCGGCGTGTGGGATTTCCGCATGCATTCTGCAGAGCAAATTCAACGCGTAGGCCGTGACGCCAAACTCGTGATTCTTGCTTGCATGGCCCATAACGCGGCCTTGGCCAGCGCGGCCCGCAGTGCACAAAACAAAACGGCGCTGGAGTCCATTGTGTGGACGGCGCCGGAAATCGCATAAGCAAAGGCTTGTAAAAGACGCGGCGTTGTACGGGGTGCGTCAACACCCGGTACAACCCGCTTCAGCAGAGTAGGCCTGCATGAAATGGCCAAGGCCGCGCCACCTGTCGACAGGCGGGCCAAGGTTATCATGAATAACAGGTTGTCACATCATGCATTCCCCCATTATTCCTTGGATTGGCGGCAAACGTCGCCTGGCCAAGACATTGATTCCCTTATTTCCTGAGCACCAATGCTATGTCGAGCCCTTTGCCGGCGGTGCGGCTATGTTCTTTCTGCGGCCGCACCCGGCAAAGGTCGAAGTGCTAAACGACAAGAACAGCGAACTGGTCAACTTATACCGGGTCGTTCAACACCACCTCGAAGAGTTGGTGCGCCAGTTCAAGTGGGCGCTGGTAAGCCGCGAAATGTTCAAGTGGTTGAAGGTGACGCCACTTGAAACGCTCACGGACATCCAGCGTGCGGCGCGGTTCTTCTACCTGCAGCAAATGGCCTTTGGTGCGAAGGTGGCTGATCAAACTTTTGGCACGGCAACTACGACTAAGCCAGGGCTTAATCTGCTGCGTATTGAGGAGAGCTTGTCGGCTGCGCATCTGCGCTTGGCCCAGGTGTTTATTGAGCACTTGCCATGGCAAGACGTCGTTAAACGCTACGACCGGGCCCACACCTTCTTTTTCATGGACCCGCCCTACTGGCAGACCACCGGCTATGGAAATGACTTCCCATGGTCTGAATATGAGCAGTTGGCCGTCACGCTGGCCAGCCTCAAAGGCAAGGCGATTGTTACGCTGAACAATCATCCCGACGTACGTAAACTGTTCAAGGGGTTCAGTATGCAGTCGGTCCCTATCCGCTATACCGTGGGTGGCGGCAGCGGCAATCAGGCCAGTGAACTGATCATCCAAAGCTGGGTCTGAGAACCCTGATTTCGGGGGCTTGATGTAGGAATCCTCAGACATGCCCAGCCTCTTGCCCCCGGGCGTTACGCAGCTTCTCGATCTGTCGCTTGCCAAGGGCGCTACGTGCCAGCTTTTGAGCAAGCTCCCGCCCGTGTGGGTGGTAATAGCGAAGCAACATACGGGTGTCTTTATGCCCGGTGACCTTGGCCAGCTCGTGCATTTCGAAAACTGTGGCCAGCATCGAAGTCGACTCGTGGCGAAGGTCGTGAAATCGTAGGTCGTTGAAGTACTCATCGCGCGGTTTGCGCCCATATTTGTGGCACAGGTCTTCATACTGTCTGCGTGCCTTTTCTCGGGCACGAATAAATGCGCGCGTAATTGCCTCTGGGCTGATGCTGAAAATTTCCCCCCGGGTTGGTTTGTTGGCTACAAACTGTCGCAGCAGGTGCTTTGCCAAGGGCGTCAGCGGCACGAACCGGGAGTCACCGTTTTTGGTCATGGCCAGAAAGATTGTGCCGTGTACCAGGTCGATATTTTCTCTGCGGATTCCTGCGATTTCAGAGCGACGCATCCCAGTTTCTGTGGCCAGTGCCATGATGATGGGCAGCTCGGGGCTACGGGTCGCGTTGACTAACCACTCTAGCTCGTTACGAGGGCACTGCGCTGTGGGTACCCCACGCAGCATAATTCGAGTGTAGATGCGACGTGTGCGTCCGTTTTGAACCACTGGCCGACGCACGAGTTGCACAGGGTTGGCCAACATACTCATGCCCCAGTCTTTTCGGGCAACTGTGTAAAGGTGGGATATGATCGCCAGCCTTCGAACTACCGTGGCAGGCTTCAGGCTCAGTAGCCATTCGTCGCGCATTCTGATCAGGTCGGCGCTGAAGATACTGCCTATAGGGCGCTGGGAAAGTGGTGTCTTTAACCATACCTTCGCCAGCGAGTGTTCGTTGTGGCCACCTCGTTTGGCAACCGAAATTTCGGCAAGGTACCGCTCTAGCGCGCTAGCCAAAGTTGGAGTAGTCTTTCGGCGCAGGCTCTTTCGTGAGATAGTTTTCATAATTAGAAAAAAATTCACGATGTTCGGCTGTACCTGTTGCATAGGGCCAATTACTGGCTTTTTTGGTATGGCTTTTTAAGCAATAACAGCCGCATAAAAATGGTGTTTCCTTAACGCCGACGTTTCCCACCTTTGCAATAGCCTATAAACAAGCCCCGAGTGCTGAAAGAAGCAGCTCGAGGCGTCAGCATGTCGACTATTCACTCCACCGTCATTTGCAGAGGTCGAACATGGCTACCGATTATCACCACGGCGTACGCGTCACAGAGATTGACGGCGGTTCACGCCCAATTCGCACTATCTCAACGGGCATTGTGGGATTTGTGGGAACTGCCGAAGATGCTGACCCCGATTTATTTCCGTTGAATCGTCCCGTATTGCTGACCAATATCCGGTCAGCGGTGGGCAAGGCCGGAGACACCGGAACCCTTGCGCGAACCCTTGATGCCATGGCAGCACAGACATCCCCATTAACCATTGTGGTGCGTGTGGAAGAGGGTGTTGATGATGCCGCGACTACAGCTAATGTCATTGGCACCACCACTGCCGGCGGCCAGTACACAGGGTTGAAAGCCCTGCTTGCCGCTCAAAATGGGGCGCCACGCTTAAAGCCCCGAATTCTAGGTGCGCCTGGTCTTGAAAATGCGTCTGTCATTGCGGAGTTGGCCACCATCGCGCAAAAACTCCATGGGTTCGCCTACGCGTCGGACTTGGAAAGCGCCACCAAAGAAGAGTGCGCAGCACTACGTGAGACCTTTGGCCAGCGTGAGCTGATGCTGATCTGGCCCGAGTTCACGCGCTTCGACACCGCAACCGCTACCGAAAAGGCAATTGCCGCCAGTGCTGCTGCGTTGGGGTTGCGCGCCAAACTGGACGAGGAAATTGGCTGGCATAAGACGCTGTCTAACTACGTCGTCAACGGCGTGACAGGTATCTCGAAGGACGTGTACTGGGATCTGCAGGATCCGGCCACTGACGCGGGGTACCTGAACGAGAAGGACATCACGACCCTGATTAATGACACAGGTTTTCGCTTCTGGGGCAGCCGTACATGTGCCGGCCCGCAAAGTCTGTATCCGTTCGAGAACTACACGCGTACTGCCCAGGTCGTGCGCGAGACCATGGCCACGAACCATTTTTGGGCAGTAGATGGGCCAATGAACCCTTCATTGATTAAAGACATTCTTGAGGGCATAAATTCCAAGTTCCGCGAGTGGAAGTCTCTTGGCTATTTGATCGATGGCCAGGCCTGGTTCGATCCCGAGCCCAACACCCCCGAGGTGCTTTACTCGGGCAAGGCCTACATTGATTACGACTACACGCCGGTGCCGCCCTTGGAAAACCTGAACTTTCGTCAGCGCATCACGAACCGCTACCTGGTCGATTTTGCACAGCGCATTATTCAGGCCGCTTAACGATAGTCATACGCCTGGCCGTTAAAGGTCGGGCAGTCACACCACATACCGGAGAAAGCCATGTCGCTGCCCCGCAAGATTAAAAATTTCAACCTGTTCAACGAAGGCCAAAATTACATTGGCCAAGTATCCGAAGTCGTACTGCCAAAACTCACGACCAAAATGGAAGAGTACCGAGGCGGCGGTATGGACGCACCAATCGACATCGATCTGGGTATGGAAAAACTATCCATGGAGTGGTCTGTTGGCGGGATCATCAAGCAAGTTCTGACGCAATACGGCAGCCTTACGCATAACGGTGTGGGCCTGCGGTTTGCAGGGGCACTCCAAAGCGATGACCTCGAAGAGGTCAAAGCCTTGGAGATTGTTGTGCGCGGGCGTCATAGCGAAATCGACATGGGTACCGCCAAGCCCGGCGACGACACGACGAAAAAGATCACCTCGTCGCTGAGCTACTACAAAGTGACGTTGGACGGCGAAGAAATCATTGAGATTGATATCCCAAATATGGTTAAGCGCATCGGCGGCAAGGATCTGATGGATCCGTTCCGCTTGGCGCTTGGCCTGTAACCACTAACTATCGAGGCAGCAATGACGCAGCATCAATCCGAAACCAACCAAGCCGTTGCGGTTAAAGAAGACACCGAATCCGGCCGCACCGACTTTGCATCAGTGCAACTCGACTACCCCCTGAAACGGGGTAAAACAGTTGTGGAAAGCGTGACGATCCGACGTCCAAACGCAGGGGCCTTGCGCGGGCTGAGTCTGATCGACGTGGTCATGATGAACGTCACGACGTTGCAGAAGCTGTTGCCACGGATCACCGAACCTGCATTAACCGAAGTGGAAATTGCGCAACACGTTGACCCGGCCGATTTGGCTGCAATGGGTGCCGAGGTGGCCGGTTTTTTGGTCAAGAAGAAGGACAAACAGGCCTTCCAGTAAGCGTTGATGAAGCCATGGCCGATTTGGCCATGGTGTTTCACTGGGCGCCGGATGTGATGTGCGGCATGTCGGTACCGGAATTAATGGAATGGCGGGAAAGAGCCCGCAAGCGTTCACAGCCCGAATCCTAGCGGGTGCAGGGTCAACAGGCATGGTATGGACAAGACCCTACAACTAAAAATAATCGCAGGTCTGCAAGACAAGCTGTCTGCGCCGCTCAAGCGCCTGCAAGGCTCTTCTGGGCAGACGGCGTCGTCGCTTAAAGAGCTGCGCGATAAGCTCAAAGACCTTGAGTCCACCCAGCGTGCGGTGGGCCAATTTCGAGAGCTTAAGACCGGTCTGTCGCAAACCGCGTCGAGCCTTCAAGCTGCCGAGGGGCGAGTCGCAGAGCTGGCACGTGGCATTAAAAACACACAAGAACCTACCGCTGCAATGCGGCGAGAGTTCGACCAGGCCGTTCGGGCAGCCCAAAGCCTTAAGACCCAGCACGGTGAGCAATCGCAAAAGTTACAGAGTCTGCGCAACGACCTCAACCAAGCGGGGGTATCTACTCGGAACTTGGGTGCGAACGAACGCGAGCTTCGCAACAACATTTCCCGCACAAATGAGCAGCTGGCTCAGCAGCGCGAGAAGCTCGCGCAGGTGGCCCAACAGCAGCGTCGATTGAACGAGGCACGTGAAAAATACGGGCGTACGCAGCAATTGGCTGGCAGCATGGCCGCCGGTGGTGCAGCCGGCTTGGCTACGGGTTCAGCAGCCCTTTATGCCGGTGCACGGCTTATGGCGCCCGGGGTGCAGTTCGATGCTGACATGAGCCAGGTGCAGTCTTTAACCAGGCTTGAGAAGGATAGCGAGGAGCTTGCCGCATTGCGTGCTCAGGCCCGCCAGCTGGGTGCGGACACCATGTTTAGTGCGACCGAGGCGGCTGCTGGGCAGGGCTTTCTTGCGATGGCTGGCTTTGGACCCCAGGCAATTATTGAGGCGATGCCCGGCTTGTTGGATATGGCTAAGGCCGGTGGCAATGAGCTGGCTGAAACGGCTGACATTGCGTCCAATATTCTTACTGGTTTTGGTATCAGCGCAGATCAAATGGGTCGCGTGGGAGATGTGCTTGTTGGGGCGTTCACTCGGTCTAATACAAACCTGGCCATGTTGGGCGAGACGATGAAGTACGCAGCACCCATCGCCTCGAGTCTTGGGCAAGATATCGAGACCGTTGCTGCAATGGCCGGCAAGCTGGGGGACGCGGGGATTCAGGGCGGTATGGGCGGGACAGCGTTGCGTGCCATATTGAACAGGCTTTCTGCGCCGCCCAAGGCAGCAGCTGAAGCATTGGATACGCTTGGCATCTCTGCGGCTGATGCAGACGGCAACCTGCGCTCGATGCCGGAGATACTTACCGAGATCTACGAAGCCACCAAGAATTTGGGTGATACCGAGCGTGCGGGGTTGCTAAAAGGCCTTGCAGGTGAAGAAGCAGTAAGCGCACTGCAGGTGTTGGTCAAACAAGCAGGCTCTGGCGACTTGCAGAAATTTATTGCTACCCTGCGTGAGACTCAAGGCGAGGCCGCAAAAACCGCCAAAGTTATGGGTGACAACCTGGTCGGTGATTTGGACGAGTTGAGCAGCGCATGGGAAGACCTGGGCATTCAGATGCAAGAGCAGCAGAACGGTGTGATGAGAGATACGGTAGTCATGTTGACCGATATCGTTGGCGCCGTAAAAGCTTGGGTCGTAGAGAATCCCGCTCTCGTGAGTGCTTTGGTGCAAGTTGCCGCGGTCATGGCTATGGTGATCGCGGCCGGGGGTGCGATCACTGTCGCGTTAGCCGGCATCATTGGGCCATTTGCAATGCTTCGCTATGGGATGACTATTCTGGGTATAAAGGGTGCCGGTGTGGGTACGATGCTGACTACTCTTGGCAGTAAAGCGCTCCCGTTGGTCACCGGGGCTATTTCGGCATTAGGCAAAGCGATTTTGGCGAACCCTATAGTGGCTGCGATCGCCGCCATTGCTATTGCGGCATTCCTGATTTACCAGTACTGGGAACCTATTAAGGCTTTCTTTTCTGGCTTGTGGGATCAGGTTAAAGCCGCTTTTGACGGGGGTGTCTCGGGTGTCGCCGCGTTGATTCTAAACTGGTCACCGGTGGGGCTTTTCTACCAGGCTTTTGCTGCCGTTATGAGCTACTTTGGCGTGGAACTGCCCGGTAAGTTCACCGAGTTCGGCTCCATGTTGATGCAGGGGTTGATCAACGGCATCAGCAGCATGGTAAGTGGCGTTAAAGATGCCGTGGTCGGTGTCGCAGACAGTACGGTTGGCTGGTTTAAGGAAAAACTGGGTATCAATTCGCCGAGTCGGGTATTCATTGGTTTCGGTGAGAACATTTCCGAAGGCGCTGCGCAGGGTATCGAGCGTGGCCAGGCGTTGGCGGCAAACGCAGCCAAAGCACTGTCGGCAGGTGTCCTGGCAGCTGGCGCTATGGTTCCCTCGTTCGCACAAAGCTTGCCGGCAGTCAGTTTTGACAAGCGGCCAGGCATTACCAGTCAGAGCGTATCTGCAAGCCCGTTGGCGGTGTCAAGCGCGACGCCAATCACCATCGAGGGCGATCGTGTAGAAATTCACATCCACGCGGCGCCTGGCATGAGCCCTGACGATATCGGCAGGGCGGTCGCGGCCGAACTTGACCGGCGCCAACGCGAGAAGTTGGCCCGGTCCCGCTCTGCACTTTCTGATTATGGGAATTAGGTGGCGTCATGATGATGGCCTTAGGTATGTTTATTTTCAGCATCCAAACGGCAGCGCACCAATCGCTGCAGCGTAAAACCACATGGCGCCATGCGGCTAATGCCCGAGTGGGGGCCAGGGCGGGCTATCAATTCGTTGGGGCTGGCGATGAAACCCTAACCCTGCCTGGCTGGGTTGCCCCGGGCCAGATGGGTTCGGCGATGGCAGTGAAAATGCTGCGAGACATGGGCAATACCGGCAAGGCGTTCACGCTGGTAGACGGGTTAGGCCTTTTTCACGGGGTGTATATCATCGATAGCTTTGACGAAACTCATTCATATTTCGATAAGCTTGGCCAAGGCAGAAAGATTGAGTTCTCCCTCAATCTGACGCGCGTCGACGAAGACCAAGCCGATCAGCTGCTGGGTGATCTTAAGTTGCCCCAATTTGGCCCGACCGGCGTATCGCCCAGGGGGCTCATGTGACTGTGTTCAGCCCTGAGTATCCTCGCCCTATATGGCGGTTGTCGCTCGACGGCCGCGATTTGGCCGATGTGATCAACCCCCGTTTTATGTCGCTGTCTTTGACTGAGACCCGCGACGACCAAGCCGATCAGCTGACCTTGAACCTAACCGACCACGATGGGTTGCTTGAAATACCGAACCGAGGGGCAGTTATACGGGTGGCCATTGGTTGGAGCACTACCGGGCTGGTCGACAAAGGCAGTTTTACCGTCGACGAAACCGGCCATCGCGGGACGCCTGATACCGTGTCTATTCGGGCCAGAAGTGCCGATATGACCGGGCCGTTGCGCACCCGCACCGAACGCAGTTTTCACGGTAAAACGATTAAGCAGATTGTTGAAGAAATTGCGCTGGCTAATGGTCTGACGGCCATTGTTGGGGAGGGCTTCCGCGATAAGGTGGTCAAACATATCGATCAGAGCAATGAGTCCGACGCGGCGTTTCTGAATCGTATCGGAAAGCGTTACGACGCCGTGGCCACAGTGAAAGACGACAGGTTGTTATTCATGCCTGTGCGGGGGGCAAAAACGGCAAGCGGGCAGGATATGCCGGTACATGAAGTTTATCGACGCGATGGAGACCAGCACGATTTCTTGATTACCGGAAGAGATGCCTATACTGGCGTCAAGGCCTTCTGGATGGATCCTCGAAAGACTACACGACGCAGCGTTATGGTTGGCGTTATCGGCAATGCCAAGCATTTGCGCGACACATTCGCCAACGAGACCGATGCGCTTGCAGCAGCTCAGTCAGAATGGCAGCGCATCAGGCGTGGCCTGGCGACCATGCGTTTCTCAATGGCCTACGGCCGGCCAGAGTTATCAGCTCAACACAAGGTGCTGTTCCCGGACATGAAAAAGCCAATCAACGAGATTGATTGGCTGGTTCGAGAGTTGACGCACGATTTGAACGAGTCAGGTTTGACGACTGGGCTGGACTTAGAAATGTTTGATAAAGAAGACGCCGGTACAGAAGACGATTCGGTCCTTTTTGAGTGACGCTCAGTCGCCGAACGAACGTATTAATTTCCAGCAGGTGTTCCGATAATGGAAATGTTCATTTCCGGATCGAATCGGGTGTTGGCCCAGTACGTATCGGCTTTCTCACCATCAACACGCCAGCCAATGAAGGTAAGACCGAATTTATTTTTGTTGCTGTCCCTGATTTTGACGGCAAGCTGGCCTAAGGTTTTTTCGTCAACCTTAGCAGGCAACGTAGCTTCGACAGTTCGTTTGATTGAACCCATAGTTTCATCCTTGCTAATCGTATAGGGCGCAGCTTGTTGGGCATAAATTGAAAGCGGTGCTAGCAATGCAATTGTGGCGCTCAACATGCTGACAATAGCTTTGCGCAAGGTCGTATAGGTTTTCATGCAATCCCCCTGTCTGCGTTTAATTAACTAACAATGTTGCGTACATTTAGGTTTTTTTTAACAGGCGCTCTATCGCGGCCAGTCTGACGTCCAGCTCAGGATTATGACCCGATATCTGTATGTTCCAATTTCCGGCAATGCTCTGTTGTGCAGCGGGATTAGACGATCGCTGCAGGTTGTTGTCACCAGTGATCTGTTGTTGATGATGTTTTGTATCAATTGGCGTGGCATGGTCGGCGATCAGTTGGCTGGCTAGGTCAAGGAAAACATTATTTTTCGGGGATACAGTGCGCCCACTTGCCAAAAATATGACGTTTGACCTGTTTTCATTCGTCATGTGGGGATCTCCTCCGCTTACGCCGCTTTTATAAGCAGCTTTGCCAACGGTGCTGCCTGCCCGTCACCGCTCTTGACCGCTTGATATAGCGCTTCGGCTGCCAGGCGCTTTTTGTCGGCAGGCATCACTTTCTTTGCCGCCGCTAAGGCTTCGTCAAGGGCTTGAAACGCATCGAAAGCTAGCAGTACGTCCTTCTGGATTTGTTCAAGACCGAGAGTTCTCTGCCCAGTCACAACGTACTGGACATCCATCCCGTGTTGACTGACAACAGCCAAATAAACGGCGTTTGGAGTCTGTTCTCCCTGTTCCCAAGCCACTTGTGTCCTAGTCGCAGTCCCGGCAATTTTTGCTAGCTGCGCTTGAGACAACCCGAGTCGCTCCCGCTCTTCTCTGAGTCGGCTTCCGATTTCAAGTTTCATGTATGCAAAATTTCTCATTCAATTGATTGACATGTGAGAAATATCTCACTAAGATAACGCTTGTCATCACTGTTATCGAGTGTCACACCATGAAACATACCACCAAGCCTGTGCCGCGCGCATCAAAAACTGCAAAAAATCGCATGATCGGTTTGCGTCTAGACGATGCGCTAATGGCCGAAATTGAGAAATTAGCCGAGGTCGAGATGCGAACGCTGGCCGATATGGCTCGTATTTGCGTACGTCGCGGGCTAGCCGATCTAAAAAATCGCGTCGAACGTAACGCTGGTTAAGCCATGTCCAAGCGTATCGGCATGCGCTGCCCTCACTGCGGCAACCGCGCACAGATCAGAACAAGCATCGAGCAGAGTCCCACGATGCGCGACGTTTACTTCCTTTGTGAAAACCTGACATGCGGGCATTCGTGGGTCGCCACCCTTGAAGCTGTGCGCACCATCGCACCAAGCGGCATGCCTAATCCAAAAGTCGATTTACCCATCCTGACGCGCCCCGAAGTAGAGCGTGTCTATGACCTGCTCAACCCGAGCGACCAGAGGAGTATTTTTGATGAATAACTTCACCACCCCCGGGAACATGAACGACGTTCGCGATATCCAGGACGGACTGCAGATACGCGCTTTGGGCTTCATCAGGAAGCACTATGGCGCCCATTTGAATCGTGGCCAGCTGATGCTTCGAACCATTGCCTATCTGCTTGAGTTGCACCCCATGTCATGCGAAACCGCTGAAACTCTGGCGGCCAGAGCGCTATGCGAGTTTGAAAGTGTCAAAGCTTCGCTGAGCCTGGACCTCGATAACAGCACGGCCTTCATGCTGGTTATCAACGACCCTGAACGCAACTGCAAACGCGTTTTCTCGATGCGAGACATTCGTCAGTTGCTGTCAACAGCCGAGTTGGCCCCTGTACGCACACCTTCGTATTCGGCAGCCATGTCGGGCGAAACCGCCCGGCTCTCTAGCTAAGCATTTTCTGAACAGGCAGTAATACACCTTGAGGCGGATCGATCCGATGCGCCCGGGGTAACTGCTACCTATACCCATAAGAATTCCTATGAGCATGTCCCCAGATATCCTGAACGACGCATTGCAACGCCTGACCGAATTCGACTTCAAAGAAAAAGGTGGGTGGTTGCGTCAGGGACGCTGCCCTTCATGTGGCCGCAAAGAGTTGTTCACGAAGGCCGACAGCCCCTGGGTTGTGCGCTGCGGCCGATTGAATAACTGTGGGTATGAAATTCACATTAAAGAGCTGTATCCCGACATATTCGAGCAGTGGTCGACGCGGTACCCGCCGACATCGCAAAACCCCAACGCGGCTGCAGAGGCCTATCTGTCCATACACCGAGGGTTCGATATTTCCCTGATCCGCGGCTGCTACACACAAGAGACGTACTTTGAACAGAAGTTAAACGCCGGTACCGCGACCGTGCGCTTCAACGTGGGCAGCACCTGGTGGGAACGGCTGATTGACCAGCCTGGGCGTTTCAACAAGAAGGCACGGTTCAAGTATGGCGGCACTTACGCCGGGCAATGGTGGGTGCCACCACGCGTTGACTTAATGAGTGCCACATGGATTTGGTTGGTCGAAGGCATCTTTGACGCCATTGCATTGATGCACCATGGCATCGATGCAGTGTCATTGATGAGCTGTGGTAATTACCCGGAAAAAGCCCTCGCGGAACTTAAGGCGAACCGGCCCACAGGCTCTCCCGAGCCCGTGCTTGTTTGGGCATTGGACGGAAACGATGCTGGGCAACGTTACATCAAGAAGTGGAAAGAACGTGCCGAGTTGGAAGGCTGGACCTGCCGGGCTGCGGTGATCCCTCAGAAAGGGCGCACACAGCAAGACTGGAGCGATCTGCACTTGCTGGATCGCGCACAGGAAGATCCGGAAAAGCATTATTTGTCTGAAGAGGGGCGTAAACAGTTCTTGTACCAGGGCGCGCTGCTGACGGCGAAGTCAGCCAGCGAAAAAGGCCTGCTGATCTACAACAACAGCAACAACCAGACCGAATTCGAGTTCAACCACGGCAATCGGCTCTATTGGTTCAAGCTCGACGTAGACAAGTATCAGCACGCGATGAACCGGATCGACGAGGAACAGGGGGGGTTAACTCCTGAAGAGCTTCGGGAGCGCGCTCTGAACGAGTCGAACAGCATCCGCGAGATTGCGAACTGTTTGCCAACGCCGTTGTATTTCCAAGAAAACAAGATCACCGACGAGTCTTGGTATTACTTTCGTGTGGCCTTTCCGCACGACGGGCAACCAGTCAAGAACACATTCACGAGTTCGCAGGTGTCCACCGCCAGTGAATTCAAGAAACGCCTACTGGGTATTGCTCCAGGGGCTGTATACACGGGCAGCAATCAGATGCTCGAGCGATCCATGAAAAACCAGTTATTCAACATTAAGCGTGTTGAAACGGTCGATTTCATCGGCTACAGCAAAGAGTTGAAGTGCTACGTCCTGGGCGACGTGGCGATGAAAGAAGGGGCTTTGTATCCGCTGAATAACGAAGATTATTTCGATATTGGTCGACTTTCTGTAAAGAGCCTCAACCAATCGGTAGAGCTTCATATCAACACGCAACCGCACGAGTACACAACGGCGTGGGTAGATCAGCTTTATGGTGCGTTCGGCGCTAAGGGCTTGGCCGCACTGTCCTTCTGGTTTGGAACCTTGTTTTCCGAGCAAATACGGATGTCTCAAGAAAGCTACCCGTTTCTTGAGATCGTGGGGGAGGCCGGCGCCGGTAAGTCAACGCTTATTGAGTTCATGTGGAAACTTTTTGGCCGCACGCACTATGAGGGTTTTGACCCATCGAAGTCTACAAACGCCGGCAGGGCCAGAAACTTCTCCCAGGTCTCCGGTTTGCCCGTAGTTCTGATCGAGTCAGATCGGGAGGTGATCGGGGAAGGGAAAAGCCACGTAAAGACGTTTGACTGGGACGAGCTTAAGACCGCTTTTAACGGTCGAAGCATCCGTTCACGCGGTATGGCCACCAGCGGCAATGAAACCTATGAGCCTCCTTTCCGAGGTGCCATTGTGATCAGCCAGAACAATCCGGTTATTGGGTCTGAGGCCATCATGACGCGGATCATGCACTTGTATTTTGACCGGGCCGCCCAGTCTGCAGAATCGCGCATCGCTGCCAACCAGTTGGCCAAGACGAGTGCCTCGACGGTAAGCGGGTTTATCTTGGCGGCAACCAAGCGAGAAGCCGCCATTATGGCCATGGTCAACGAGAAGGCGCCGATATACGAGCAGCAGCTCCTCGAGCACCCAGACGTTCGAACCGTTCGAATAGCAAAGAACCACGGGCAGTTGATGGCTTTGGCTGACGCACTGCGGCTGGTTATCAAAATTACCGATAGCCAGCACGCCAAGGTGCATGAGCAGATCATCCGCATGGCCGTCGAACGCCAAATGGCGACCAACTCAGATCACCCGCTTGTGATTGATTTCTGGGACATGTACGAATTCCTGAACGGGGACGATAGCGTCGAACCGCGCTTGAATCATTCGCGCAACCCTCAAACCGAAATCGCCATCAACTTTAACCACTTCGTAATGGTGGCCGCTGATCACCGGCAGCAAATCCCCTCGGTACGCGACCTCAAAAACCTGCTCAAAACCAGCCGAAGGTACCGCTATGACGGTCAGCGGGTGGTTAACAGCGCCATTCATGCCAGGAACCCCAACCATAAAGGCAGCACCTCGGAACGCTGCTGGGTATTTTTAAAAGGAACCAAATGAAAATCTACATTGCCGGGCCGATGACGGGCCTACCTGACCTTAACTTTCCAGCGTTTCATGCGGCCGCCAAGTTGTTGCGTGATGAGGGGCACACAGTGGTCAACCCTGCCGAGCTCAATATCGAGCCGGGCGCCTCATGGCAGCAGTGCATGCGCATAGATATTCGAGAGCTTGTGACCTGCGAGGGCATTTTCTTGTTGCCGAACTGGACGCTGTCTCGCGGCGCACGACTTGAGTTTCACATCGCTTCGCAACTGTGCATGAAGGTGGTTGAGGCATGGAATTTCCCGCCGCTAAGGAGTATTTCGGTCAGCATAGATCCGGCCACCTCGGTAAGCGAGCACGCTATGGATCAGGTGCTTAACGAATTCAGCGGTACTACTCATTACGACACAGATAAAGAAGTAACGGGGGTGCCGAAATGAATACGATCTGTGCCGGCGGTCGTAGAACTGGCAAAACTCATCGGACCATAGAGCAGCTGGTTGACGCTTATGTGAGCGCCGACCTGAAAGGCCCCCTGACCGCTGTATTGCAAGACCCCACCTTGGTCATTTGTCTTGAAAACATCATTCACGCAAGCCAGGCCGATGAGGCCCGCAAGGTGGATATGCGCTTCGATGGAAAGAAACTACTTCTGACCGCTCGACCACAAGCGTCTGCGCCCTCCAGAGCCGCCTCAACTAAACCTGACCTAATGAAGCTGGCTGCCGGTGACCAAGAGGATTAATTGTGAAAAAACCCCGTAAACCTTATCGACCCAAACCAATACGGTGCCCCATGCTTGTAAAAACAGAACTCACATTAAGACCGCTGGAAGACATCATTGAGCATATTGAGAAGCACGGCACCTTGCCCGTCGACGAGCGAGGTGATCCGGTCTACATCGACCAGCACGGCAACTTTTATCCGTTGTGGGGGGTTATTGATGGTCTTGTGACTACATTTGAAATGTGGTGCACCCGTCACAAGCAGACGCTACCTCTTTCGCCGCTGCGAACGTTTGTCGCGGCTCTCCATTACGCGATGCCATTGACGGCCTACAACCTGCAAGATATCAAGAATGCCATGCCTCACCTGCGCGCGGCCGCCCGAAGCATGGATCCAGATGACGCAAAGGATTTGGTCACGCAAACCCAGATCAAGGCGGAACTCGAAGCAAAGGATCAATAAGACATGAACAAAATTAAAATATCATCTGAGCTTTTCCAAGCCGACGTCAATTGCGAGCAAATCGTTTGGCTGGGGGGGATTGATCCTGAAAGTCCCCCTGATTCCATCAAAGACTGGTTCGATGATGGGCTACTTGACTGGCTGGATGCAGAAAATGATGATGCTTTATTGCTCTTTCTGGACAGCCAGATGTATCCCGGTCGAATGGGTTATCTGGTTTGTGTATCTTGGCGAGTACCTTTTAACTTCAGATTCGATGATGAAGGCAGGCCAGCCTCATGGAGCACCGGTGGAAGAAGCCGCGTCAAGGTTTTTCACGGGCCAGAAATTGAAGGGTGCCTGGACGCCGCAGTTATATGGGCTCGCGAGTGCTTTGAGAAAGAATCGGCTAAAGCTAACGGAGTGACAGCGATTGGTTCGAAAGCTCCCGCGGGGGCACCATGAAAGAGCGCCCCATTCTATTTAGCGGCTCTATGGTTCGCGCCATTCTTGCAGGGCAGAAGACGCAGACGCGGCGCGTAGCCAAACCGATCAGGCACCCGGACCTGGGCAACATGTACACTCCGGGCGCGTTGGTGCTGGAGAGTGAGACGCGGCACGTCATCGAGCGCGCGTGCCCCTACGGCCAGCCAGGCGATCGGCTTTGGGTTCGCGAGACATGGGCACGCCCCACAACTTTGGATCCTGGCCCAGTTATATATCGTGCCGATTATCCTGCATGCGTGCCGTCACATTACGAAAATGTCCCGCCTGCGGATGAGGTCGTGTGGAAGCCATCCATCCACATGCCGCGTATAGCCAGTCGGATTGAGCTGGAAGTGACCGATGTGCGAGTCGAGAGGCTGCTGGATATCAACGAAGCCGATTGTCGCGCTGAAGGCGCGCATGGTGGGCATGGTTCGATCCCAGGGTATGCCTACAACGCAACCCCGCTTGAGCACTATTTGTATATATGGGAGTCAATTAACGGTCCTGGTTCAAGCCGCCTGAACCCTTGGGTATGGGTCGTTGAGTTTAAAAAGGTGCAATCGTGAATAAGCGCGGATACAACACAAAGGAGGCTATGGCGTATCTGGGTGTGCAGCGCCGTTTCTTCGAGCGGCACATCGCGCCGCTGCTTGATGGCAAGGGTGTTAAGGCGGGTACGTCAGTCATTTACGAGCGCCCTGATCTGGACGCAGCCTGGGATCGTTATAAACTGGTGGCCGGTAGTGAGCGTGCCAATTCTGAAAAAGGAATAAACAAATGGGACGTTCAAAGCAATCCGGCGTCTACCAAGACGCCGACGGCAGTTACGAGGTTGATGCCCGTTACCGGCACCAAAGGATTCGAAAGCGCGGTTTCCAGAGCCACCAGGAGGCGACGGATTACCTGATTGCGCAAAAGGAGTCCATAAGGTTGCAGGGTGAGCAGGGCGTTCGCCCTGCCATTACTTTGAGGCAGGCGGCTACGCAGCTTATCGAGCACAAAGAGGCCTTAAATCGGCCGTCCGTAGAGACTGACGCGCACCTGTTGAAGGAAGTAATAAAGATCTGCGGCTCTTTAACAATAGATCGAATTTGCGATGAAACGCTTAAGCCGTTTGTGCATGCTCGCCAGGCCGCCGGCAGAAAGACCAAAACAATTAATAATGCCCTGGGTGTCGTTCGTCATATCTGCGAACTGGCCGCAACTGAATGGCGGCTACCCAATGGTCTGACTTGGCTGGATAAGGCCCCCAAAATCACCATGCTCGAAACAGAGGATCAACGCCCGCCCAGACCGCTGACGTGGGCTGAGCAAGCAGTACTCCTCGAGAATTTGCCGGAACACCTCAGGAAAATGGCAATTTTCGATTTGAATACTGGCGTGCGTGAAAACGTTGTTTGCGAGCTGCGTTGGGAGTGGGAGGTGCAGATCAACCTTGATCCCGAGAGGCTTGTTTCAATATTCATTGTGCCTCGGCGCTACGTGAAGGGACGAAAGGCCGAGCGGATCATTGTCTGCAACAGTGTTGCGCAGGAAATCGTCGACGGCCAGCGCGGCTTGCACCCAGAGTATGTTTTCACCCATTACAGGCAGGTTAAGCCTGGTAGTGGGAAGGTGCCTATTCATAAGCCAACGGGAAAAATGAACAACACAGCCTGGCAATCGGCCAGGGCCAAGGCCGGTCTGGATGATTTGCACGTCCATGATCTGCGTCACACCGTTGGCATGCGCTTGCGTCACGCGAACGTATCTGAGAGGACACAAGACGAGATTTTGTGGCACTCAAAGAAAGATATGACGTCTCACTATGCCGTTGCTCAAGTGCGTGAGATTTACGACGCGCTTGAGTCTATAAAGCAAGAGGGTGAGGCGGGGGAAACATTGAACTTGCTGGCTTTGCTTCGGCGGGCAAGGATGAAATCAATCCCCCAAAATTACCCCGGGCATAAAAAAACCGCCTAG